GAAAAAATACTTGACAACGCTGGGATCAAGTGATATAATATAGGAGTACCAATAAAGGAGAATTTTGATGCGAAGACTAGCGACCGTTCAACAGATTGCTGAATTGCTGCCCATAGAAGGGGCGGATGCCATTGAAGTGGCGAGGATTAATGGTTGGAATGTTGTAGTGAAGAAGGGCGACTTTAAGGTCGATGAGATGGCCGTATTCTGCGAGGTGGACTCGTTCTTGCCGATCCAGCCCGAATATGAGTTCCTTCGTAAGTCTTCGTATAAGAAGATGTCAGACGGCACAGAGGGCTTTCGCCTAAAGACTATCAGGTTGCGTGGGCAACTGTCTCAGGGGCTATTGATAAACTACCAAACTTTGATTAGTAAATTGCCGCCAGATGAAAATGGTCGTGTAGATCTACCAGACATTGGAGAAGACGTGACAGAAATTATGGGGATCGTTAAATATGAGCCTCCAATTCCTGCATGTCTAGCTGGACAAATGAAAGGCAACTTTCCGAGCTTTCTCAATAAAACAGATGAAGAGAGAGTTCAGAACATTCCAAGTAGCATGTATGAAAGATATAAGAGTAAAGGTAAGAAATACTACATTACAGAAAAGCTAGATGGCTCTTCTTGTACTATATATCTTAGAGGAAATGAATTTGGGGTTTGCTCTAGGAACGTAGACTTAAAGGAAACAGAAGGTAATACTTTCTGGGGAGTCGCTCGTCAATATAATATTGAGCAAATCCTAAGAGAGCATTGTGAATACACAAGCTTTCAAACATTCGCACTTCAAGGCGAGGTAATTGGAGAAGGAATCCAAGGAAACCCATATAATATCAAAGGCCACCAATTCCATATCTTTAATCTATTTTATAGTGACCTTGATTACTATGCTAATATAGATGAATTGATTGACTTTAGCAAAAAGTATAATCTTAAAGTTGTTCCACTATTATATAAGGACATTAACTTGCCAGAAAACGGTATGGAGTGTTTAAAATTAGCAGAAGGTAAATCTGCACTCAACTCTAATACTGAACGCGAAGGCATTGTCATCAGGTATTTTGATCGTAGTGTGAGTTTTAAGGCTATCTCTAACAAGTTCCTGCTGAAGAAGGATGATTAAATGTCAAATTTTTTCGCCAAGTATGAAACTCTTAAGCCAGTCTCATACGATGATCTGCCAATTAAATACGACATGGAGGTCGTTCTTAAGTGCATGAAGCAGAGTGGTTATAAATGTACCCAGAAGAATGCTGAGTGGGTCATTAAAAATCATATGAATTCACTTGACTCTTACGATATTGCTGGTATAATAATTGAAACACTCACTAGAAGGAAGGGTTGATAAAATGATAGACCTTATTGATGATGACGGGGTATCGAAAAAAGAATTTGTTCACAGTTGGGGACAGGCGAATAAATCTGAAGTGGGATGGATCAATAAAGCTGAAGCAGACCTATTTGCAGGATTTGAAGCTTTCGCATCTGTCGATAAGACTAATGGCTTTGATCCACTCAAGGCGCAATTTCGACGGGCTGAGATCTATAAACGAGCATTGGAATTATTTGTGACTGATCATAATAACTGGGCAGTAGATGTACATGGACCAGAGGTTGCTTGTGATCAGGATGATATTGATGCATATATCAACATGGCAAAATTTGAGGTAGATAATGGCAAATAATAATGACAGACATCTCTTAGATCTTATGACTAAACAAGCTAAGATTATGGAATATGCTCTTGAGGAATGTGTCAAGCAATTCGACTATAGTAATGATAAGCAGTGGCAGCAAGATTTTAAAAACATGATGATAGAACACGCGAAAGAAAGGGTAAAGAATGAATCCGGCGTATCAAGCCTTAATAAATAATGGCTGGACTAAATATAGTGGATATCCATATTCAGAATACTGGCCTTCATTTGAAAAGGCTGTCTCAAGTCAACAATATCATATATTACTACCAAGAGCAATAGATAATAAACCTGTATGGATTTATGATTTTTATGACTACAGCAATATGAGTATGCCAACAGATGACTACAACACATTAAACTTCAACTCTATCGAAGAAGTTTTAAAATTTCTGGATCTAGGAATTAATGAGGAGCTGACAAATGCTTAAAGTTGAAATTACTGACAGGATGAAAAAAGTCGCCAAAGAGAAAGCCGAAGAAATGGGCGAATTAAAAAACTCTATCCTTAAAGGTGAGGGCAACGTCACGGGTTTTCTTGGAGAGGAAATTATAAAGTCCTTCTTATCTGCTAGATCCTCAAATACAAAAGATTATGATATATCATATAAGAAAAAGAAATATGATATCAAGACTAAGTTAACTTCAAAAGAACCTCTACCGGAATACGATTGTTCTATTGCAGCTTACAATACAGTTCAAAAATGCGATGGATATATTTTTGTACGTATTCAGAAAGACAAAGAGGACAATCTTGTTTGCGGCTGGATTTTGGGGTGGATGGATAAGGAGGGATATTTTCAAAATGCTGAATACTGGCCAAAGGGCAAAATTGATCCATCTAATGGATATAGAGTGAAGGCGAATTGCTATAATGTAAAAATCAAAGATCTTAAAAGCATCGAAGAATTGAAAAATTCATTGGATCGAAGTTGACAAATCCAATGTGATCGGGTATAATAATAATACAGACATGACAATGAGGGCGATGCGACACTAAGACGTAGGTAAGGGCAATAGCATTTACAGTTGAGCGACCTGATTCATGTCTAAAATATAAAAGGAATAGAGATGTTCGACAATGTGGAAAAGATGTCACCCGAAGAAATGATTTCAGAACTTCGCAGGTGGCATTTCTGCTATAGAGATGCCCCAGATAACTTTGACGCTCGCTTAATTAAGCGTAGTATACAAATAATTGAAGAATTACTTGACAAGATTGGAGAATATGAAAATGAAGCCTTTATGGGCAATAGTTAAAAATACTGAAGATGAACCAATCAGGAGATCTTCAGTTGCTGCAAATGCAGTGAAAGCATATCTTACAAGAGATAAAGCTCTAACATGTCTACTCAGAGATGTTAAAAAAGAAGAGATAGATGATTACAAATTAGTTAAATACGTAGCAGTGGAAGAACATTTAAATATTCCAAGAGATATAAAATAATGAAAGAACTGTCTAAGCTCTTCTTCACTGCAAATATTTTAGTTTTTGGTTTGTTAGTTAGTTATAAATTTTATGGATATGTGTCATATGTGGCGGAGCCACTATATAAAATAAGAACGAATGACGGTATCTATTACTCCAATAGATTTAAACACTTTGCAGATACCGTCACGTTCTTAGATCAAAGTACAGGCGAAACAATTCAGAAGAGTCAAAGTCAACTATCAGGAACCGTAATCGAAAGGATCAGATGATGAAACCAGTATGGGACGAAAAAGAGCAGAAGCAAACAGCATTCAAAGATATCATTCTTAATTCCGGTAAATACACTGGAAAGATTAAAAAGGTAGAGTGGGTACAAAGTGAATACTCAGTCACAGAGTACAATCACGATGGCACATGCTTGAGCGTATGGATTGACATCGCTACTAAAGATGGAAAGACAAAAAGAGTATTTGATAAGATCAGTATCACTAGCCCCACAAAGTTGAATCAGCTAAGAGTGGCCGCTGGATTAAAGCCAGTAAATAAAGGTGACAATTTTGATGAGTCGCCACTTAGTGGAAAAAGCATTCAAGTTGAAGTAGATAAGTATACTGCAAAATCTACAGGCAAGATATCTAATATTGTAAAGAACTATCTTCAGGCTGAAGCTAAGAAGAAAGCATTTGAATATGAAGAAGCTAGTTCAAGCGAAGAAACAGATGAAAGAGTTCCATTCTAATGAGATTCCATGTATTAGGTTTGCCGCATACAGTTAGCAATAAAGAGTATGTGGCATGTGCATACACGCAAAAAGTTGTCAAGTTTTGCAAGATGATGAAAAATCTTGGCCACTATATCATTCATTATGGACATGAAGATAGTGATGTGGTTTGCGATGAACATGTCACAGTAACAACAAATAAAGATCTAGAAATTGCTTACGGTAGTTATGACTGGCGTAAGAATTTCTTTAAGTTTGATATGGGCGATCATGCCTATCAAACATTTTATAAGAATGCAATCAGAGAAGTTGGACTGAGAAAAGAAAAGAACGACTTCATTCTTCCATTCTGGGGATCTGGCGTTCGTGCAGTTTGTGACGCTCACCCAGATATGATTGTAGTCGAACCGGGAATTGGATACGCTGGTGGACATTGGGCTAGATTTAAGATCTTTGAGTCTTATGCTATCTATCACGCATACTATGGATTAGAAGCTGTTGGTACATGCAAGCAGGATTGGTATGATGTAGTTATTCCAAACTACTTTGATCCAGAAGACTTTCAGTATAAAAGAGAAAAAGAAGATTACTTCTTATATCTCGGTAGAGTTTATGATGGCAAAGGTGTAAACATTGCTGTTCAGGCTTGTGAGCGAGCTGGGGTAAGACTGATTGTTGCAGGTCAAAAAGAAGAAGGTTACAAGCTACCAAATCATGTAGAACATGTGGGATACGCAGATACCAACCTCAGAAAAAAGCTAATGTCTAATGCTAGGGCTAGTTTCTTAGCATCAATGTATGTTGAGCCATTTGGTGGAGTGCAAATTGAAAACTTATTCTCTGGAACTCCAACTATTACAACCGACTGGGGTTCATTTGCCGAGAATAACTTACATGGTATAACGGGCTTTCGTTGCAGAAGTATGAATGACTTTGTTGAAGCCATTGCAAATATTGGATCTATTGAGCCGATGGATTGCAGAAAATGGGCCATGAATTTCTCACTTCATAAAGTCGCAAAAATGTATGAAAAATACTTTCAGGATGTATTAAATATACATACTGGAGAAGGCTGGTATTCTATGTCTGATTCATCAACACTAGATGCATTGAGAAAGTATTATCCAGAATCAAACAATAAAGAAATATATGATTCTAAAATCGAAGAGCTAAACGACAAAAAGAAAGGTAACCTATTCTTTTTAGAAGTTGGCGCAATGGACGGGGTAAATCATGATGAACTCCATAAACACATTATCAAAAATGATTGGTCTGGGGTTTTAGTAGAGCCTGTCAAAGATATGTTTGCAAAGCTCAAAGAAACATATAAAGATAAAACAAAATTGAAGTTTGAAAATTCAGCAGTTACATATACAAATGGAACTGGGAAAATTACTAGAATTCCAATTGATAAAGTTAATAAAGAATGTCCATATTGGGCAGATGGATTATCAACACTACTTCCAGAATCTCATATAATTAGCCAATACGAAGAATTAAAAAATAATTCTATCGAGGAAACTGTCGATACAATTGATGTCAAAACTCTTATTGATAAATACGATATCAAAAATATAGATATTCTACAAATAGATGCGGAAGGATTTGATAAAATAATATTTGATAAGATCTGGGAAAATGGTTTTAGACCATATATCATTTATTTAGAAGTGGTACATATGAATTTTAAAGACGTTCAGAATATCACACATTTGCTTAAAAATCATGATTACGAAATTTATATAGAGGGTGATAATCTCATAGCAACACGATGAAAAAAATATTGCTCTTTACAGAAGATGATTGGGCGTTTGGATCTTTGCATCATGGACTTGAAAAAGAACTATACAAAAATGGTATATATTCTAATGTGCTTGATTGGAGAAACTTATACACCTTAGATGAGATAGCATATCTTGTAGATCACTATGATTATTTTGTCACAAGCCCCGGCGAATTGATGATCTTGATAAACTATGGAGTACCTCTTGAGAAAGTAGTCACCATAGCTCATGCTGCATGGGATATATTTAGAGCTAGCAGCTTAGATATACCAATTGCAACAGAACATTATAGTAAACTTCATAACTATGCTGTTATAAATCCCGAGTTACAATATGTTGCTAAGTACAGCGGATGTGCTAAAGAAGTTAAGCTGGTCAAGAATGGAATACATTTTGATTATTTATACAGTAAACCATCTTCACAACTATCCAAGGTTGGATATGCAGCAACAATGGAGACAGTAAACTTTTTCCAGCAGAAAATCAAGAGAGGTCATCTCGTAGAAAAAGCCGCAGGAATGGCAGGATTAGAATTTAAACCAAGTGGAAAATTTAAATTCCTGTGTGTTCCGGGTTATTACAAGACGATAGATTGTGTGGTACAATCTTCAACTGAAGAGGCTTGTGGATTGCCAATGCTTGAAGCTGCCGCCGCTGGCAGATTATGTATTGGAACTCCAAGAGGTTACTTTAAATATAACGCTGATAATGGTGGTGGAATTAAAGTAAGATTAGAAGATGAAGATTTTGTTACTGATGTTGTAGAAACTTTTGAATATTATAAAGCAAATCCTGAAAAATATAAGCAAAAATGTCTTGACATTCAGGAATACGCGCGGTATAATTATGATTGGAAGTGTGTGATAGATGGTTGGATTGAACTCTTTAACTAAGGAGATGACGTGAATATTGCCGATATTAGTTTTGGTGTGAATGTAGAAGAAGTCCCCGTGGAAGTAGAATTGCCAGACTCTTATCTTGTAAAATGGACCAAGGTTAAGGTGCAATTTCCAGATGCTAAATATTCATTTGAAGACTATAGAGGATTTCAAAATTCTGGAAGCGTAGTATTCCACATGAGAAGATCGGAAGACCCTTCCGTCTATAAGTTAGACGTTAGCTTATATTTTGAATTTGGAGAAGGTGAGGACGATTTTACAATACTTTCAGATCAATATGTTGTTGAAACGATTGAAGAAGGTTTTGAACTATCAGAAAAAATAAACGAAGCTTTTAATGAAAAAGGTAGAGTAAAAACTAATGACTCCACAAGAACAGTATAAAATAGATTTAGCTAAGTGGGCAGAAGATATTGCAGTGTGGCAAAAAGCTCAAAAATCTTGGACTGAAAGTGTAATCAAGTTGAGCAAGCACACGCTACCAAATCCCGGCCCAGCTCCAAGACCTCCAACTCCACCTCCAGTTGATTGGTCTAAATTAAAGAACTTACTCGGTAATGAAACTCAACCACAAAAACCAAATAGTATACCAGCATCAGGTATGCCTAGGCCGATCTAATGGATAAATGGAATCAATTAAAAAATACAATCGCCGCTATGAGTGAATACATTCATAACGGCTTTATGTTTCCTACCAATTTACTATATCAATTCATTAAATTGAGGAATGAAATAATGGAAGAGGATATTGAATCTCCTTATTGTAAAACCTGTGGCTCTTGTGGTAAAGATTGTTGCCCTCCCTCAACTTGCAAGTATGGTGTAAATTATATCAACAATCTTCGAGAAGAACTCTCTTGCACACGCAAAGCTCTTGGTGCATATATTCAGATGATGGGCTTTAATGTTACCGAAGAGATTATCAATCAAGAAATTGATTTTCACGGGAGAAGTTGACCGATGGATATCACTGATATATATGCAACTTCTAAAGCGATAGTAGATTTCAACGCCAATCACGAGGCGCTAATAAATAACGCTGCATTCAAGATGGCTTGGGAATTAGCAACTAAAAAATCATTGCAAAATATGCAATTAGTAAAGGCGTTATTGTTAATTAAATTTAAATATAACATATCCGATTTTGAATTCGAACTTTTTTTGGAGAATTTTGATGAATCAGACATATTCGGAGACAAATGATAAATATGAATTCGATCCAAGTTCAATCATAAAACTTATCTCAGAAAATCCAAAGATTGGGTTAGCTCTTATTCAACTTCCGAGTAACATTGCTAATACTTTAATACATAGGTATAATGATTTTAAATGGTCGGACAACCCAACTAGACCCGGATATTACTGGGTAAAAACCCATGATCAAGTTATATCTATCAAAGAATATTCTTCCAAGGATGTGGAGATGATCGTTAATAGCGGATTAAATGGAGCAGTAAAGAATCTATTCAAATTTTCAGGACCGTTAGAACCACCTTTATAATATAGGAATAAACAATATGATACGTTCCGATAGCTGGACACTTGTAACAAGTAACTCGTTCAATACCAAGTATAGAGATTTAGATATTTCTATCATTCAAAACAACAACAGCACCTACACCTTGCGAGCCATTTATAAGCTCGGTGATATCTTTTTGGCCTACGAAAGAAAAGAGCTTGCTTTGACGCTGGACGGTGTTAAACTAGAAGCTGAGTCTCTTGTTGCGTCTGCATATAGGGATGCTCCTCTGATTGATCCAGTGACCCCAACACCACTGAGACCAACAGGCGTTCCAACACCTCCATCTCGCGTAACTCCACCAAGGCCAAACGGAATGAAATAAAAGTAGTTGACTTCTTGATTGGCATGGCGTATAATACAGTAGTAAGGAATCGTGGCTGAGTGGTTTAAGGCGGCGGTTTGCTAAACCGTTGGAGCTTTATGAGTTCCCGCAGGTTCGAATCCTGTCGATTCCGTTGAGAAGTTGGCAGAGTGGCCTAATGCGTCCGTTTTGAAAACGGAAGGATGTAAAAGTCCCGGAGGTTCAAATCCTTCACTTCTCGT